GTTATTCCTTATCGGCTATAGTTGATGATAACCTTGTTGACAAGCTAGAAACTGAGAGGTCTGAAGTCCTTAAATGGGCAGAGTCCAAGCTCAAGAACCCTAAGAGATCAACTCTTAAACCCGAACCATGGGAAGAGGTCTCAGAAGGAAAATATAAATTAAAGTTCTCTTGGAATGAAGAGAAAAAACCACCTGTAGTAGATACGGAGGGAGCACCAGTACAAGATGCAAAGACACCACTATACGCAGGGTCTACGGTCAAGCTGGGTTTTTACCAGAAGCCTTATATCCTCAGAGATGGAGTTACCTATGGCAGTTCTCTTAAGCTTGTTGGTGTACAAGTTGTCTCAGTAAAAGGTGAGGCAGGTGTAGATACAGGAGATTTAGATGCTAACGAAGTAGCTGAGTTATTCGGTACTACTTCCGGCTTTAAAGCAACTGATCCTAATGTAACACCAACAATCAATGAAGAAGAAGAAGACTTCTAAATTCAGATCAGGTCTTGAAGAACAAGTTGCAAAATTACTAGAAGGATTAGGAGTAACTTATGAGTACGAATCATGTAAGGTTCCTTATACCATTCAGCATCATTATCACCCTGATTTTATCCTCCCAAATCATGTACACCTCGAAACAAAGGGATACTGGTCTCCAGAGGACAGACGGAAGATTGCAGCTGTTAAGAGGGACAACCCAGAATTAGATTTAAGGATGGTATTTCAAGCACCATTCAATAAGATAAATAAGGGAAGTAAAACAACGTATGCAAAATGGTGTGAAAAACACGACATACCTTGGACTGCTTTCCACAACATACCACTCGAATGGTTAATCTAACTGAAAGCGAGTTCGTGAGGCACATGCCTTGCGGTAATTGTGGTTCATCAGATGGAAATTCTCTCTATTCTGATGGACACACATTCTGTTTTGTCTGTCACAATAGAACAGGCAATAATGAAGTTATTCACAGTCAAAGAATGACGCAAAATGTATACCTTACGGGATCAGCCGAACGGCTGCATAAACGTAATTTATCAGAGAAAACAAACAAATTTTACCAAATTTACAGGGACGGGGATGTACTACGCTTCCCTTACTACGATGAATCTGGTATACTTAAGGGTATAAAAACTAAAACAAAGAAGAAAGATTTTAGATATGAAGGAGTTTCCATTGATACTCTATTCACTCAGCATAGGTTTCCTAGCAGTGGCAAACGTATTGTTGTTACTGAGGGTGAATTAGATGCTGCCAGTTGTTACGAAGCTATGCCCGGATGGCCGATGGTATCAGTACCGCATGGAGCCACTTCCGCAAAGAAGGACATCCAGAAACAAATACCGTTATTTCAGGGGTACGAAGAGATCGTACTTTTCTTCGATGCTGACGAGCCAGGGCGTAAGGCCACCGAGGAGGCAGCGTCGATCTTACCGCCAGGTAAGGTCAAGATTGCAAGGCTTGAAGGCTATAATGACCCCTCAGAGGCGTTACAAGCTAACGATGCTGAAGCGATTCGAAAGGCTATATGGGACGCTAAGCCGTACCGACCTGATGGTATTATTGAGGGCAAAACACTTGAGACATTAGTAACTACACCTATACCACCAGCTGACCATGACTATCCATTCAAAGGGCTACAAGATAAACTGCACGGGATTAGATATCAGGAGCTTACAACAATTACTAGTGGATCTGGCCAAGGAAAGTCCACATTCTGCCGTCAACTTGCAGTTAACTTACTCACCAAAGGGGTCAAGGTTGGGTACTTGGCACTTGAAGAGTCAAATCGACGAACAGCACTTGGATTGATGTCCACAGCTGTTGGCAAAGCCTTTCACATTGGAGAACATGACAGAGAAGAACTCGAAGAAAGTTTTCGTGATACCCTTGCTAATTGGAATCTTTACCTTTTTGATGGCTTTGGTTCTTTTGACCCGGACGTTATTTACAACAGGATCGAATACCTTGCCAGTGGATTGGAGTGTCGTGTTATATTCCTAGATCACCTTAGTATATTATTAAGTGGTCTTGATGGAGATGAACGACGCACAATCGACCAGACAATGACTAGATTACGCTCTCTTGTAGAACGTACTGGTATTGCCTTATTCCTTGTATCACATTTAAGGAGAAGTAATAATGATAGGACTTCGCACGAAGAAGGAGGTCGTGTGTCCTTATCCCAACTACGGGGATCTGCAGGGATCGCTCAACTTAGCGATCAAGTCGTTGCCCTCGAGCGAAATCAGCAGTCCTCAGATGAACGAGATATTGCGACTTTGCGAATTATTAAAAATCGCTATTCAGGCGAAACAGGCTTCGCAGGGAAGATAAAATTTAACTTAGACACTTCACGTTTTACTGATTATGAAACTACGGAAGCACCAGTTTTCAACCCCAGCACCGACTTCTGAGTTGAAAAAACCTAACCCACCTAGTAAACAGGCAATTGAAAGTGCCAAATTCAAAGACAAAACCTACCACTGGGATGGTGGTATTCGATCTGGAAACAAACGGACTACTAAATGATGCTACACGAATCCACTGTATATCACTCTATTGGGAAAAAGATAGACGCACCGAATCGTTTAACGACGAGCCTTACACGAAAGATCCAAAAGATCTACCAATGGGTGGAGCGTACTCCATTACTTCAGGAGTCAGTGCCCTCGAAGTGGCTGACGTTCTTGTTGGTCACAATATCATCGGCTTTGACATACCTATTATTAAAAAGCTTTACCCTTGGTTTAATCCTAGGGGGATTATTATTGATACTCTTCTTTTATCTAGGCTTTATCATCCGAATTTATTCGATATAGATCAAAGACATGCGTGGAAACATATGCCCTTACAATTATATGGTCGTCATGGTCTTGAATCTTATGGCTATAGACTGAAAGAGTACAAAGGAAACTTTGGTAAAACTACTGATTGGTCTGAATGGTCACGAGAAATGCAAGATTATTGCGAACAAGATGTTACAGTGACTACAAAATTATGGAATCATTTCCTCCCATACCTGACTGGGTCTCGCTAGAGCATCAGGTAGCACAGATTCTTACACAACAGGAGCTTCATGGATGGTATTTTGATGAAAAATCTGCACGGAAACTTGAATCTACTCTCAGAAAAGAGTATGAAGAAACTACTAAGTTACTTCGAGACAGGCACCCTTTCGTTGCAGGATCAGAATTTACTCCTAAACGAAATAACAGACGAACTGGATACATTGAAGGTGCTCCATTCACTAAATTAAAAGAACTTAACCCTACATCAAGAGATCATATAGCATGGGTGTTGACAGTACATTACTCCTGGAAGCCTACATCAACGACATCTACGGGGAAGCCAGTCGTAGACGAGACGGTATTGAAAGACATTGGGACGGATATTGCTCTCCAGTTCTTGACACTACTGGATCTGACAAAAAAGCTTGGGATGATATCAGAAGGCGTGAACGCATGGCAGAAGCTATGTACGAAGTCTAGAATTCACCACCATTGTTCAGTAGCAACTGCTACATTTAGATGTGCCCACCGATCTCCAAATTTAGGTCAGGTGCCGAGTGATGAAAGATTTCGACGTTTATTTACTGCTAGTCCAAACCTACGAATGGTTGGTGCTGATCTTAGCGGTATTGAGTTACGCATGCTTGCCCATTATCTTGCAAGATGGGATAAAGGAAGGTATGCAGAAGTGCTCTTGCATGGTGATATACACCAAGAAAACGCTAATAAAATCGGTATTAGTAGAAAACTCGTCAAGACCGTCACCTATGCATTTTTGTACGGTGCCGGAGACGTTAAAATAGGACACTCTTATGACAAACAACTTTCACAGTCAAAGGCGAAAAAGAAAGGGCAGGAGATCCGTAAAGCTTATGTTGAAGCCATTCCAGGTCTTAAAGAACTTTTGGAAGGCGTACACAAAGCTAGTGAGAGGAACTTTCTTTATGGACTTGACAACCGTAAACTCTTGCTTGGGTCGAGGCATAAGTCCCTCAATTACCTACTACAAGGCGGCGCAGCGTCGGTCGCCAAAAGATGGATGGTATTAGCCAATGAAC